AGGATGCCGTGACCCGTATCGTGCTCGGCGCGGGCGGGATGCTCACCGGCCGCGTGCTCATCGGCTCCCGCCCGGAGTCAGACGCGAGCATCCCGATGCCGGACCCCCTCATGGGCGCTCTCGCGGCCCGCCGCCTAGGCCGGTTCGCCCGCCGCGAAGAAAGCGGGCACATCCGGTACGCCCGGCAGGAAGGCCGCACCTGGCAGGAGATCGCCGCAGCGCTCGGATGCGAACCGGATCCGGAGTGGGGCGCGACCGCCGCCAGCACCCTGTTCCGGGACTTCACGACGAACGAGCATCCGGTGTTCGGCTGGACGTGCCCGTCGTGCCGCAAGCATGTCGCCGACCACGGACCTGACTCCGGCAGTAATCCTGCTGATGCGGAGCACGGTCACGCGGACGGATGCCGTCGGCTCGCGGAGGCGGTCGCCGAGTACGAGCGGCAGTGGGCCGACGATGAGTGACGAGACCATCGCCCTGGCCACCATCCAGTTCTACCGGGAGAGCCGCGTTCATCTCGTCCGGCAGACCAGCGAGGGGTGGCCGGGGCCGACACTGTGCGGCCTTGAGCGTTTCAGGGTCAGCCGCTCTTGGACGCTGGGTACCTACGACCGTTCCCCTGGAACCGCGCATGAGCCGTGCACCGGATGCGCCGATGTGGCACGCGGCCAGTTTGCCGGCCTGCCGGTCGCGGATGATTCCGGTGCCCGCGCCATGGCCGCTGCGATCGGTACGGAGGTGCTGGATGAGCGGTGACGTGTACCGCATCCTCGTCACCGGCTCACGGGCGTGGAGTGACGAGGAAGCCCTGCTCGATGCTCTCGCGCACGCCGTCGTTACGGGGCTATGGCACCACGAGAACGTGGTCGTGGCCCATGGCGCCTGCCCTGCGGGAGCGGACGCGATGGCCGAACAGATCTGCCATGCACGAGGTATCCGCACCGAACCGCACCCGGCAGACTGGGAAGCTCCGTGCCGTCCGGAATGCCCGCGCGGCCATCGCGGGACACGGCACGACGGCAGCACCTGGTGTCCGTCAGCCGGGCACTACCGCAATCAGCACATGGTCGACCTCGGCGCGCATGCCTGCGTGGCGGCGTTCCAGCCCGGTGCGATCAACGCCGGGACATCCGACTGCGTGCGCCGGGCCATCGCAGCAGGAATCCCGGTCACGGCTTGCGGGGATGTCCCGGTAGCCATCCGGCGACTGCTCGATAAGCAAGCGGCAGCACTTCCGGGCCTGTGATGCCCGGATCGTTGCGCATCCCGTCTGGCCTCATCGCCGGGCCGGGTGCGGAGCGGGCAAGTGCGCCCCGGAGCGAGATCTTGGCGGACGCGCTCCGGGGCTTACCTCTAGGAGGCAACAACATCATGTCATTGACGATCCGCGGTGAGGCGGTATCGGCGCACCCGTGCAGTTGCGGAGCGGTCCAGTCGTGGCCCGGCGTGTGCGGCTCCTGCGGGGCGAACGTCTCGTGACCGCTCCGCGCCGCTCGGTCGCCTTGCTGAGGTGGCCGCCGCACTGCACGTATTGCAGCGACACGGGAACTGCGAACGGGCAGCCGTGCCCGGTCTGCCGGTCCTGACCTAAACGACCCGCCCTCCATGTCATCTGCGGAGAACGGGTCGTTTCTTGTGGCGTTGCAGTTATCGGCCGGCCGGTCCTCGGGGCACGAGTCCGATGTAGTGAATGACGACGACCTCTTCGCGACCGTCGCGAGCCATGCTCCACAGAAGCACCCAGTCCTCGCCGTTCGCGGTGAAATCAACGCCGAAGACGTTCGGCATCAGGTAGCGGTGCTTGCGCACAGTCTTGTCGCCGGGGTTGAACTCAAGCTGGTCGAGGATGTCGTCGGCGTGCCCGATCACACGCCCGCCGGGCAGTTTGGCGTAGCCGCTTTCGGCGGCGGGTTCGAAGATGAGGCGTTGACTTCCTCCCCGTCGTGAACGACGGGGATTCCTGCCTGTCACGCCGCTTCCCGACGTGACTTCAGGCGGGTTCCTGTTTCACCGGCAGCCGCCTCCGCATGATGCGGGGGTCTTACGTCGCCTCCGCAGGCGTTTAGCCTCTCCCTGCGTATGGCTGTAACCTGGGATATACTAAACACATGCAACCTTGCGCCAAGAACTGCGGTAGGCAAATCGCGCGGGCGACCGACCGCTACTGCCGAGAGTGCCGCAATGAGTACAACCGCAAGTGGCGTCGAGACAACAAGGACAAACGGGACGGCTATCAGCGTGCATGGCTGGATGGGCAGAAGGCGCGTGGCGGATGCCGTAAATGCGCCAGGCCTGCCTGTGAGTTCTCCGTCGCCCTCTGCCTGCTGCACTATCTTGCGCGACGCGCGAAATATGCACTGGGCAAGGAAACGGTGGCTGGGGCGCGAGTGCTCATGGAAGTCTTTGAGCGCCAGCAGGGCCGCTGCCCGTACACCGGCCGGGTGCTGACATTCGGAATGGCTCAGATCGACCACGTGGACCCTCGTGTTAACAGCGGCGCGGAAGCCTTGCGCGCGGACAACATCGAATGGGTTCACCCGGACGTTAACCGCGCCAAGTCGGGCCTTGGCCGGGAAGACTTCCTTGCCTTGTGCCGCGACATCGCCGCGTGGACGACCGAGCAGGCCGCGACGGCATGAGGCACTTACTGGCGGGCAAACCGGTTGTGGTCCGGGTCGTACTTCGCCGGGTCGGTTGGCGGCGCGCCGATTTCTATTCTGCGTCAGTACATCGAGCAGCAGAACCGGCCCGGCTAGAACACGGGCTCTCACCCCCGCCCTGAAGGACGGAGCACTAGCCCGCATTTTGGTAGCTCATCAGCGGCCCCCGCTGCGGCGAGGCGGCCTGGGTCGCCACCGTGCCGGGTCTGGGTTGGCGACTTCCTCACGGATGCGCTCAACCTCATCGGGGAGGTGACGGAGGAACCTGGCCTCGATCTCACTCATTACCTCGGCGGGCGTGAGGCAGATCGACCCGTTCTCGTGTTCCTCGACGATGTACCGGCGGTGTTCCGGGCGTCCGACTTTGCCGAATGAAGCCCGGCGCCGGTCGTCGAGTTCCAGTTGGGTTCCGTGAATTGCCTGAGAAAGTCCCTTACTGCGCGTGTCGAGTTGTCACCTTGAGGTAAGGCCGGTATCACTGGACCACCACCATCTCGCGGAGGTGATCTTGCGTGCCGAAGTACAGTCCGGACCGTGCATGCGACCCTCAGACCTGGGACGACGCCGGCAGCGAGAACCTCCGGGAGTGCGCCAGAGGCGACAGGTGCAGCGACTATTACATTGAGGACGGGCACCGCTACCCGGCGCAGACCCCCCGCGCGTTCTGCGACAAGGACGCCCGCTGGATCGCCGCGTGCCTCGCCGCCCTCCCCGGCTGCTACGACGCCCTCGAACGGGAGCTGGGCGAGAAGTCCGGCACCCAGGAACGTGTCTCCGGATCGAGGGAAGCCCCCGTCCCGCCGCGCCTGGATGTTGACGCCCTGATGCGGGAGTACGTTCACGTCCTCTCGTCCTGGCATGAGCGGGTTGCCGCCGCCGGCAACCTCGACTTTCCCTACACCCGGATCTCCCGGTTCCGCCGCGACCGCTACGCCGTACACCGGGCGTGCGAGGTTATCGCCCCCCGCATGTCGGCCCTGTTCGCACTGGAAGGGGAACTAGCGACCCGGTACGTGAAGATCGAGGACGCGACAGGCGACACTGCCGGGTTCGTTCACCCCGCCGCGGGCTACGCGGAAGTCGACCGAGTACTGTCCGGCGCTGACGCGGGCGAGGAGATCCTGAGGCTGTACGGGAAAGCCGTCCACGTCCTCGGGCAGTTCCTTGAACGGGAGACGATGGGTGCCCCGTGCCCCAAGTGCGACTCCCTCACGATGATCAGCACCGCCGGGGACGACCTCCTCAAGTGCGCCATGTGCGGCTACCAGCCTGACAGCAGCGAGTACGGGAAGTGGACGAAACTCCTCACCGGGGGATCGTGGTATGTAGCGCACATGTCGATCCGGCTGAAGGAACTCATGGCGCTCAGCCCCGGATGGGACGGGCACCGGGCCCGGCCGGTCACGAAGGAAGCCGCCGACGGGGTTCATGCCGTCATCATCGCCGTCATGCGCCGGGAGTTCGCGCCGCCGCAGTACTTCCCCCTCCCGGACGGCGGGATACAGGTCGAATGGCACGCCGGGGACGAGATCACGATCGAGGTCGACGGGGCGGGGAAGGCGTACGTGCTGGCCGTGAAGGCGAACGGGGAGACCGTTGCCGACGGGGAATTCAGTCCTTCCGGTCCGGGTGAGATGGGCGCGGCGGTACGGGATCTGCTGGCGGTCATCTCCCGGCGCGTGTTCAAGGACCGCCTGCCGGGGCTGCAACTCCCGTCGCCAGCGTGACGCGCGGGCCTAAACTTTCCCGGCGTGTTTGATTTGACTTCCCGTGCCTGTAGGGCGCAAGATTCATGTCAAGCAGAGTTATGCCCTCACGAGCCGTCACAGGCACGTGAGGGCTTTCGCGTTTCAAGGGGGTTTCTTGTACCCCTACGACACCCTGATCACCGTCGCTGACGCCGCGAACCTCCTGCACCGGGCACCCGCCACCATCCACTCCTGGCTGACCCGCTACAAGGTGCCCCGGCTCGGCCGCACCCGTACCGGGCTCACCCTCGTTGACGTCCGCTGCCTCGCCGCGATTGAGAAGGCCATCCGCTACGGGGAATCTGTGCCCGTGGACTGGGCGGAGTTCGCCCGCAGCCTGACATCGTGATCTGCCTGCCCTGCCGCGAAGCTGCCCGTACCGGACTGCCGCACGTCCTGTGCGCCGGGGATGAAGTCACCGCGCTGCCCGGATCGAATGCGCGCACCTGGTGCGATTGCCAGCACCAGCCCGCCGGGACGGCGACGGCCATCGCAGCCGGGGTGCCCGCATCGAACGGCCACTGGCCCGGCGGCGAGAACCAGAAGGACATATGACGACCGACACCACGGCGCGTACCCGCGTCAGCATCACCAGCGACTCCGTGACAGGCGCGGTGCGCATCACGATCGGCGACGGCGGGCCCTCACTGGTTCGCCGCGAACGCCTCGATGACCGGGTGACCGCGTTCATCGGCATCGACGACACGGTGACCGGTATCGAGATCCTCGGCGCGGAACTCCAGGACGGCTGGGACGCGCACGTCGACTCGGCGATCGAACTGGCGATGGCCCGGCATCCGGCAGGATCACGCGCGGCCTGACCGGCCGCCCGCTCGCCGGTCAGCAGACGGCCGGCCTTCACCCGCTCACCTCGGGATTCAGCGTAGACCGGCTGTTCGCCTCCGTCACGTCAGGCACGCACGCCCCTTGTTTTCCGCCCCCTGCAAGCGCCGCCCCATCCCCAGGGCCGATCCTCTCGCCCGGGGACCGGGGCGGCACGCACTGAGACGCTGCGGGGTGAACGGTGACCGTGCTGAATTACGTCACCATCACAGGCGAGTTCGCTGACGGGCAGGACAACCCGCTCTCGGGCAGCGCGACCTTCTGCCCCAATGTCACCGTCTACGCGTCCGGCGTGCCGCTGCTACAGCCGGATGTTCCGGTGCAGGCACAGATCACCGACGGGCAGCTCACTAACCTGTCCGGCGAGCCGCTCACCCTGCTGACCACCGACAACAGCAGCATTGAATACCAAGGCCAGACGGGTTTTTTCTTCTGGACCGTACAGGTCGTCATCTCCGGCCAGACTCTAGATCCGTGGTCGTTCTTCCTCCCGCACGAGCCGTCCACGGTGGATCTCTGGAGCCTGGCGAACACGGTTCCGGGCGCGGTCGGTATTCTCCCTCCGGCCGGGGATCTCGGCGGTACGACAACCGCCCCGGTAGTGGCGAAGATCCAGGGCACCGTGATCTCGGTCCCGCCGGGCGGTACGACAGAGTACCTGCGGGGCGACGGCACATGGGATGTCCCGCCAGGCACCGGCTTCAGCTTGCTGGCCTCGACCGGCACCGCGGGCTACACCCTCATCAACGGCACCGGCAACGCCCTCACCTGGACAGCACCGGCCGACGGTGCCCTGCACAGGTTCTTCGTCATCGCCGTCATGCATGTCACGTCCGCGGAAACAGGCGGCGGCATCGTCGTCAACCTCACTCTCCCCGACGCCACGTCCGGGCAGTTCACCCTGTTCGCCTCCGGTAAAACCGCAGGCGTCCAGGCATCGAACTTCCCCGCAGCCCCGGTTCAGGCGAACGCGGCCGTTTCTGTCGCCCAGTCATCGGCGCTCACGGCCGGCGCATCGGTCCTGTGGGCGGAGATCTGGGGCAGCTGACGATCACCAATGCGGCACGGGCGCGAAATCGACGTGCCGTTCCTGTAACCAGGGAGTGTCAGCGGATAAGCTGGGGAGACGGGCCGCTCGACCCCCTCTTCACCCCGGACATTCCTGCTGATCGGCCTGCCGTCGTGCTTTCCCTTCCTGCCCGTGACACCGCTGCCCGGCCCGAGACGATAGTTCCCGCGACCGGGCAGCAGACGACACGGGCAGCGACCCCCCGGAAATGACATTGGCAGCGTGACAGAGCACCAGCCCGCGATCCTTCAGCTCACCTGAAACATGACACGCGTGCCGCACGCAACGGAAGCATCCTCGCGCAGTAAGATGAAGACAGGCCATCTGGCCCTTCTCACCTGCCGGAACCTCCCGATCGGTCCTGCCGTGCTGCACGCACTCGTCATCGCCGCCCTCATCCTCGCGTGGGGCGGATGGCTCACCCTCGTCCACTGCATCTCCCGGCCCCGCAGCACCGAGACCACGCCCGGCGACAGCGAACAGACTGACGAGGCAGGCAGCAGACCGCCCGAGACCGGCGTGACCCTCGCGGCGTAACCAGGAGCAACGCGGGGACGGCGGTACGTTACGCATCATGACCACCACCACCCCCGGCAGCACCACCGAGTCACGCACAGCAGCCCTCGCCATGTTCGAGGGTCACGTGCCGTGCATTTTCCAGCTCACCGACCCGTCCTGCGCCGAGACGGCGAAGTGGATCGCCTCATTCGTCCACGAGGAAAACACGGCGAGATGCGGCGGCGGCAACCTCCAGTGGCCGGTCTGCGACACACACAAGCGCATGATCCAAGTCAGTAGTCACCCGTTCTGGCGAACCTGGCACCGCATGGACCCCGTGCTCTGCGACCGGTGCGGAACACCCGTCAGGCTCGACCGCATCGACCAGATCTGACCGACCCTACCTCATGGATGACACGCCGGGGAGGCATCCTCATGGACGACTCCCGTCGGTGCACCGGCAAGTCGAAACGCTCCGGCCAGCGCTGCAAGCGGGCAGCGAGCCCCGGGCTCGACAAGTGCCACATTCACGCAGGGGTCAGCAAGACAGTCCGGGAGACGCGCGCCAGCGAAGTCCTCGCCGCCGAACTGGTCCGGACCTACGGGCTTCCCCGTGACATCTCCCCGACCGATGCTCTCCTCGAAGAGGTCCGCTACACCGCCGGGCATGTCGCATGGCTCCGCGAGCAGGTCCAGGCCCTCGAATCCGGTGACCTGGTGTGGGGGAAGCGGGAAGAGGCGGAGAAGTCCGCCACCGAGTTCGCCGGGGTTGATGTCACCTACGCGGCGATGCCGAATATCTGGCTTGAGCTGTACTACCGGGAACGCAAGCACCTCCTCGACGTGACGAAGGCCGCGATCTCCGTCGGTATCGAGGAACGCCGGGTGCGGCTCGCCGAGGCACAGGGGCAGATGGTCGCGGAGGTCATCCGGCGCATCCTGGCGCGGCTGGACCTTAGCCCGTCGCAGTCGGCGCTGATCCCGCGAGTGGTCCCGGAGGAACTGCGGCGAGCTGCGCTGGAAGCCGTAACTTCCGTGAACTGAGCCGGAGGCAGCCATGACGGCGCTGTGGCTGGAGAGCGCCGCCGCCGAGTTCGAGCCTCCGCCTGACGACGCGTTCGCCGTCCTCGGGTACGAGCCGATCTGCCTGCCGCGCCATGAGGCACGCAAGCGTGGTGACGCGGTACTGCCGGAGCCGTGCGGGAAGTGTCCGCAAGAGTTGTTTCACACCGCCACGGAAGACGACGTTTTGTATGGCGGAAGCGCGGGAGGCGGGAAAACTGCGGCGATTTGCGCCGATTCGCTACGTTTGTGCGTTAAGTACCCCGGTATCCGGGTCCTGATCCTGCGCCGCTCCTACGACGAGCTGGCCGAGTCGATCTACCCGGAGTTCCAGCGATTCGGATGGGGCGAGGCGCTGCAAGGGCGCTGGAACAAGACGGGGAAGGAGATCACCTTCCCGTCCCGGTCTCTGATCCGGCTCCGCTACATGGAAACGCTCGATGACGCCTCCCGCAGACAGGGAGGCGCATATCAAGCAGTCTACGTAGATGAAAGGACGCTCCTGGCGCCCGGAATTGTCGACGTGATCGCACTGGAGCGGCTGAGGTCCGCTCACGGCGTCCCCGTGATCGGGATACGGAGCACGAGCAATCCTGGCGGCCCCAGCCATGGCGAAGTGCGGGCCAAGTATGTGGATCCGACTGAGCATGGCCGCAAGGTCATCACGAACGAGCACGGACTCACAATCCGGTTTATTCCGGCAAAAGCGACAGATAATCCGTTTCTTGACGAAGCATACTTCCGTCGCCTGGACGCCATCCCCGACCCTGCACGGCGGGCGGCGATGCGGGACGGCGACTGGGGCCAGTTTTCCGGGCAGATCTTCCAGGAACTCCGCTGGGACCGGCACGTCATCGAGCCGTTCACCATCCCGCCCTCGTGGCGGCGGTACACGGCTACAGACTGGGGCTTCACCGCGCCCTTCGCGAACCTCTGGGGCTGCCTGGATGAAGATGGCCGCGCCTACGTCTACCGGGAGCTTTACGAGACCGGCGTCGGCGAAGCGGAACAGGCCCGCAGCATCCTCGCAGCCGAAGCCGGCGATGAGCAGATCAGCATCCGCCTGGCGGATGACGCCATGTGGGCATCGCGAGGCGGCGACGTCTTGTCCCTGGCAGACGCGTATGCGGCGGAAGGTGTTCACCTCACGCCAGCCGGGAAAGGTCCCGGCTCGCGGATCGCTGGATGGCAGCGCATCCACAGCTATCTCGGCGAAGCACCCGCGTGCCCCATGCATCGCGCGAAAGGCTGGACGACCTGCCCGAAGATCCACTTCTTCAGCACTTGCCCGAAGATATGGTGGGAGCTTGAAAACCTCCCTTACGCCCGCAAGGGAAACGTCGAGGACAGTGATCCGGCGGCACCCGACCACCTCGCCGACTGCCTGCGTTACTGGCTGGTAAACATCGGCACCGGCCCCAGTTACCCGGTCTTCGACGACACCTCGAAGCCGAACCCCGCCGACGCCCTGGGCGAGTTCACCCACATGGGACCGTCGATGGTGATGGTGCCGTCCGCGGGTGAGCCGTCAGACCCGCTGTACGAGATCCCGGATGATGACGCCCCGGTGCATGCCACAGGCCAGCCGTCGCCGTTTGTGTAGCCGCGCGGGCGTCTTCCGGGCCGGTAGCGTATCCGCATGACTGACAGTGAGCACACGACCGCGAAACTGGCACGGGCACTGGAACCGGTCCTCGCGATACCGAGAGACATGGTGGAGCGGGCGAGGTCCGGGTATTACCACGATTTCATGTCGCCTCTGGATTTCCCGGAGACGCAGCTCGTCGCGGACCTGCGCGCTATTGCTGCGG